TGTCCGTAGTTTTTCAACAGTTCTTTTACTTCTTCGAATTGCTTGAACAATGCGGTGTCTTGCATGTAGAAGTCTGTGTTTTTGTTTTCTTCTTTCCAAGCATCACTCATTTCGATTGGCTTGGTAATGAACGATGGATCTGAAGAGTATCCGCGCAATGACAATGCCGACCATGACTTGCCTTTGTTGTAGTTACTGTAGTGGTTGGTAAATTCAGGTAGAGTATTCAGTTTGTTATAAATTGATTCTATCACATTTACATCAACGTTGTCAACTTTCTGAATGGAAAGATATTCTGCCGGATCAACTTTCGGAAACTCTCTAGGCTTGCCTCTGTAGTAGATTGCATAGACTTCGCCATATGTGGTAATCTTAGGACCGACATAACAAAATCCTAAGTCTTCTGCGAATTGACAATGTTCTTTATTCTCTGCCCACACATACATCCAACAATCTCTAGTCTTATACTTAACAATTTCTAATTCTAGATTGTCAGTATTGCCTAAAAGTTTTCCGAATGTAACATCGCCTTTTTGCTTCTTTGCAATAATAGTTTCACCATGCATTGTAATATTGCTTGCCGCTTTTGATTCTGCAATTTCTAGCATTGCTTCTTCAGTCAGTTTAACTAGAGTGCCTTTGTGTAAAGATTCTGCAATATTATTCTTCTTAAACTTTGCGAATGGTGACAACGTATACTTGTTGTAATCTTCGTATTGTTTTTCTAGACCTTTGAGATAGTCTAGTTCATATCCGTGTTGCCAAGGTTTCATTTTTCGTCCGTTTCATACCATGTTTGAACAACCTGAGGAACAATCTCTGTAGTTCCATTTAGTCGTTGACGTTTAAAGAATTCTATATTTGCTTTCTTGTGCGCCCTCTTCAGAATCATTTGTTTTTTCATTGCGCGATCTAATACAAATTTTGATGCGCGAGTTTTAAACGTAACACCTTCCATGTGATCATACTCATGTAGGATAACTCTTGCAGTCATACCACCATATAGTTCAGTATGAGTTTCACCATCGTGAGTTTGAAAGCGAATACGAACCCAATCAGGTCGTTTAACTTTCATATACAATAAAGGAAAACTTAGACAACCTTCATCAAGTAAAATTTCATTTTCAGACTGATCTACAATTTTTGGATTAAATATTACCAATGGATCTACATCAATTCGAATTGCAAAAATTCTATAGGGCACACCAACTTGATTTGCGGACAATCCAAGTCCATTGTGATGTGTCATGCTTTGATATAATTGTTGTGCAAGGTTGATGTAAAATTTTATCCGTATCCGACACTAAATTCATTTTGCAATCCTAGAAAAATTATTTACTTTCTCATATTTAATTGTGTGTGCAAACTTATCTTGTAAAATATCACCCTTATGGCTAATCACAAATAGATTGGTACTCTCAAGCATATCAAGAATCTTCATCAAGTCTTCTGTACCATTTGCATCTAATGAAGAATCAAAGATTTCATCCAATATCAATAAGTTTGTGCTGGCGCTGTTTTTCAGTTTGGCAACTGCGCGCCATGTCAACATCAATGCCATATCAATACGTTGCTTCTCACCTTCGCTGAATGACGCATAGGTGAAGTCATCGCGATACCGAGACTTGATTGTTTCTTTGAACGATTCGTCAAGATTAAAGTTTACAAAGAAGTCTAGGGAAGTCAGATACTTGTTAACTAACTTATTGATAACTGGAATGTATTGTCGAATAATCTTCGTCTTAATGCCAGTATCCTTCAACAGAGTTGTTGCAGTTTCATAATATAATCTTTCTTCAGAAAGACTCTTCATGTTTGCTTCAAGGTCAACGATTTCAGTATTCAGCGTTTGAAGTTTTTTGTTCTCTTCATCCACATCTTCTTTTGCGTTTCTGATTCTCTCAATGTCTTTTCTCAAAGTTTCGATATAACGCTTCTCGGCAGAAACTTCAGATTGAATTGTAGTAATTTCAGATTTCTTTTCTTGAATCCGTTCTGCAATTGCTTGAATCCGTTCTTGTCTGTCGGCTAGTTGATCTACCTCAGCATTTAACTTAGTTAGAGCATCTTCAACTTCTTTGAGTTTTGATTTTCTCTCGTCCACAATTGTTTGTTTGTGTTCGTGTGGAATACCTTGCTTGCATGTTGGACATTCATCATTGTCATTATAAAAAGCAATGTCAGAGTTTACCTTTGTCATTGTCTTACCGAGATTCATTTTAATGTTAGCAAACTTAGAAAGTTTACCATTAACCTTATCTTTGTCTGAAATTTGTATACACAAATCAGACAAATCTTGCATCAGACTAAACTCGGTACTCATACTCTGCTCAATCTTAATTTGAGTATTTGCAATTTCAAGTTCTTGCTGTGCAATTTTCTGTTCGGTGTTCTTCTTCAAGTTTTCAATAAACTGAATCTGCATTTGAATTTTTTCAGTCTTCAAATCAAATGCATATTTTGCTTCAGCATAACTTTCTTTTAATAATTGAAACTTATCTTTCAGAACACCATTCATGCGCGAGAAGATTTGAATGTCTAACAGGTCTTCAATAATAGAACGTCTGTCACTTGCAGACAACTGCATGAACGGAGTAAATGATGCACTACCCAACATAACGATTTGAGTAAATGATTTGTAATTGAGTTTGAGGATAAATTTCTCTAGATGTTCTTGATAGTCTTTAACTGCCGCAGACTGAGTGACAAGAGTATCATTACAATAAATTTCAAACACGTTAGGCTTGATGCCGCGAACAATCTTATAAGATTTGTTGTTGGCATCAAATTCAACTTCAACAAGACAATCTTTTTCGTTGATTGTGTTTACTAGTTGTCCTTTGTTTACGTTGCGAAATGCTTTGCCGAATAGCACGAACGTCAATGCGTCAAGCATAGTAGACTTGCCTGATCCATTGCTACCTACAATAAGTGTGGTAGTGTTGTCACCTAAATTCATTTCGGTGAAATGATTTCCTGTTGATAGAAAATTCTTCCATCTTAATTTACGAAATATAATCATGTTATTTAAACTTAGGTCCTGTTACCCAAATGACTAAAGACTTTCTAATACCAGACTTCACCTCATGAACTCTATGAAGTAGAAAAGAAGGAAATAAAATTATTCTTCCTTCTTTCAATTCAACATACAAGGGATTATCTTCTCTACCCACATTGAAAGAAAATTCTCCTCCAGTAAAATCTTTATTGGGTTCGTTCAAAAGCATAGTCAAAGATAATTTTCTTGGTTCAACTAAACTTAAATCGTCCCACTTTATATCCCCAAAATTTGAATCTGTATGATAGTCGTATTTTCCATTTTCACTTGCGTGATATTCTCCGTATTGAAAAATATCGTATCCATTTAAATCAAAATTAAAAAATTGACGATTAACATGCTCAATTATTGAATTGAATTTTAAAAAAATCCATTCAGTATCGGCGTTAAAATTGTGAAAGGCTACTTTAGATTTTCTATGACTTCCATATTGTTCTTCATTCAAAACTTCCGCCTTTTTTAAAGGTTCGGAATTTTCTAAAAATGTTTTTAATTTTTGTAATTCGGAATCATCAAATACTCCATCCCAATAAACGTAAGGATGTAATTTGAAAACTCTATTTAACGGCCGATTATTAGTTATATTTCCGTATGTCATCATTCTATATTCTCCGTGCTAAGTGCTTCAACGTAAAGTTCACGCATTAAAGTTTTCAGTTTGTTTGTGTCTGAAATATTTAGGCTTTGACCATCAATGTAGTTTGATAAAATTGTCATGGTATCTTGGGCCTGATCAACAATTTCTTCATCAGTTTCTTCTGCGCTTATGTCAGAAAAATCTTCAACGATTGTTACGTCAGCGGGAGTTTGTTTATACAATTCATCCAACAACTTATCAAACAAATATGGATTCTGTTTGTTAACAACAACCACCTTAACATATGCACTTTGGTATCGCGTAAAGTCAATTGTCTTTAGATGTTCCATTTGCATCTGGCGATCATCATAATTGATCTTGAAAAACTTACGCAAAGGATTTTCTACGAGTTCAAGTTTCAGGTCATCAGTATTCAAAATACCAAAATACTTTTTGTCTTTGTAATCAGACCAAAACAACTCATATGGAGTACCTAGATACATGATGTTGTCTTGCGTTGAATGTGTGTGATAATGTCCACTATACACATACGCATAGTTATCTAGAAACTTTGAATCTACACCATCATGACTTTGAACGCCTTTTGACAAATTGAATCCAGCAAGTTCAAAGTGTCCAACACAAATAGAAGATGATGTATTCTGAATGTGATCATACACTCGCTGTTCATTGTCTTTGCATATCCAAGGAATCATGTCAATCTTCACACCATCAATTTCTAGCGTACCAACATCCTGCCAAAGAGTGATATTAGCATAGTCGCGCAAAAGCAGACTAGGAGAATTAACTTCTAGACTTTCTTTCCAAAAGATATCGTGATTGCCAATCAGCGCATGAACGTGTATGTTGTATTCTCTACACTTGTCGAAAAAATATCTGCGGCTTTCTGTCAGAGACAAGAAGTTGATATACTTTCTACGATCAAATAAATCGCCAAGTTGAATGATATGGCGAACACCTCTTTGCGCTAGTTGCGGAAAGAAAACTTCGTCATAAAACTTTTCATAGTATTCATGGAATATCTTTGAGTCATTTCGAACACCGAAATGCGTATCACCGAGTAATGCGATTCTCATTCTTATATTGTTTACCTTGTTGGTTGTTATTCCTTAGAGACTTGTCTATTGTATCACGAATGTTCGTCAAATGCAAGACTGCCTGTTGTCTTAGGTCGTATGGCGATTTTTTATTCGTTACAATTTTCAACCAATGTTCAAGTTGTGCTGGCATGGGGGTGTTCATCATCATTCTCCAAAAACTGATCTAGATTACCTTTCTTTTTGGTAGTCTTAGGTTTCTTTGCTTTTGTTACTTTATTCTTCTTATTGCTTTCAAAAGTTTCAATGAATTCGGAAATAAATGATTCGCTATATGCATCATGCATTGCACCATTCAGTCCAGTAATCACAAAATCTTCACCGTTGTTTTCAACCAATTGATTGATAACTTCATTCTCCATGCTTTTGTATTTGATATACAAATGCTTTTTCTCTTTTTGAATTCTTCGAAGAAATGCGTAGTAAATAATTTGGGTAAAGTATGCGAATGGATTTTTGGATTTTTCAGGATCAAAGTTATCAATGTAGAGTAGGCAGTTCTCTACTCCATCAGATACCATATCTTCTTTGAATGTGTAGTTTGCAAAGTTTGGTTTTCTTGCCAAGTGTGTAGCAATCTTAAAAAGACAATCGCCAATATAGTTTGGCACTCTTGGTCTTTCGGTATTGTTTTCTTTTGAAATTATAACTGCATTTCGAAATTCAGTCATCTCACTCAAAAATTTTTCATTGTCCACGTAGTGGCGGGCATTCTCTTTTGTAGCCATAATATTTCCTTCGCTTTATGTTGACAGGTGCTTGACAAGTGTGTATAATCAGGGTGTCCTGTTTGAAATGAATCAATGGAGTGTATGTGTAGTGTTTGACTCCATCATCGCCTTTAACATTTCTTCAATCTTAGTTAGATTTTCAGAAGTGTCATCTTCTTTATCTTCTGTGCTTACTGCTTGTTCTATAATTTCTTTACTCTCATATTGATTATAGATTTCAACGTAGTTGTCTCTAAACTCATCATGAGGTTCCGACACAGAAACAATTGCTTGCTTAAACAGACGAATTGGGTACTCAAAGTTTGAGATTGGTTCCCATCGCGTAAGTGCGATAGCATATGCACCGTTGTTCTTGGGCACAACAACAATTCTCAACGGACGATGCACATCAATATATGAACGTGTCTCTTCCGTAATGTTGCCCATTACAGTTTCTCCGGTGTTTAATTTTAATACTTTACACAGCATCTTATTCTTCCTTTAGGTTGATTGTGTAAATCTTATACTCAAACTTTTCTTCATTGTATATTTTCATTCTCTCCATGAAATGATCTAATGTAAAATTCTTTCTACTCTTATATGTAATGTCATCGCTGATATCATACAGAGTAGCGACTTCTTTATTGTCGCCTAATCTAAGTCCACGACCAATCGATTGTAGCGTTCTAATTTTAGACTTTGATGGACTTGCAAATATAATATTATGTAGATTACGACCTGTAGAGAACGTTCCGTATGACGCAACAATGATAGCGTTTGATTCTAGTTCTGTGATTCTACGAACTTCTTCTCGCTCATCTACACCAACAGCACCATGGATAAAGAATATGGGTCTTTCATCTTGAATGGTGTCTTTAATCATATCATACAGTATTCTGCCGTGTTTGTCAACGAATTGATATAGTAAAAGTGTGTTGCCATTTAAACTCATTGTCAAATTACGAATGAATCGATTGCGTGATGGCTTCGATACAATATAATTTATCTCTTCTTGATATTTAAAATTTTTACATGCTTTGCACGATTCTTCATCATGTTTTAGAATCAATGCTTTAATTTTAAACTTAGCCAATCTACCACTATCAATCAATTCTTTTGTTGTGGTGATCTGCTTTACTCTACCAAATAAACCTTCTAATACAAGCCTATGTGTTTGTGTTCCGTCTAGCGTACCTGTCAGACCAAATCTATATTTGCAATCTGTCAGATTCGTTAAAATTTTTGTGAGTGACTGTGCTTTGAACAAATGCGCTTCATCGCCAATTACCAAATCAAATTGTGAGAACCACTCTTTAGGCATCTTGTAAATTGACTGCCAAGTAGAAATCACAATGGGTGCTTGTGTTGTTTTATCTGCACCAGCCATGATCTGATGAATATATTTATTGCTATCAAACCCATAGTCTTCGAAGTCTTTATACAACTGTGCGACAAGTGAAATTGTAGGAACAATTACAAGTGTCTTGCCCCAAAACCATCGCACTAGAAGATAGATGATGAGTGACTTGCCTGATGCAGTAGGCGAGAGAAGCATTGCTCTTCGATTACGAACCGAATGCACGAATGCTTTTACTTGATAATCTCTTGGCGCAAAAGGTATGCCTAGAGTGTCAATAAACTCCATAGCATCATTTAGAGAGAATTCATCCGCACCTTCAACGGATTCATCTAATTCAATTTCATATTCACGCTCTTGTGCGAAACGTTCTATGTGAGGTAGTAGTCCTGCATAGATTTGTCTTGTTTGATAATTGAATAGGCGAATCTTTCCATCCCAAATCTTGTTGCGAAAAGTGGGCATGAATTTATAACCTGGAACATAGAATGTAAAATATTCATTCAGTTCCATAGCATCGGATGATTCACATCTGATATGCAGATAAACCTCGTTTATCTTGGATACAAATAATTTATTGGACACCGTTAGTAAACTTTTTCCAGTCAATCGCATTCTTGATTTGGAAGTTTCTCTGATTAATATTCTTGATAACTTCTTCTAAGAATGCTAGTTTTTCTTTTTGATTGACAATCTTGACGCTTGACTGTATAATATCTTTGTCCGATTCCAAATACATATCAATTTCATTCTTCATCAATCGCTTCATGAAAGGTTCCCAATTCAGTTCATCAAGTTCTTCTTGGGATAACTTTCCGTTGTAATATTCATATTTCTTTAAATAAAGTTCCTTTGACTGAAATTCAATAGATTTCAGTTTACGTCTTTCTTCGAAATATAGTTTGAGATACTTTGCATGTAACTCTGGCACCTTCATAGAGGCTACCGCAAGTTCGGTAGTGTCAATAGGCGCGTCTTGTCTCCACTCTTCAATCAATTGATCTAATGTCATAATATCCTCACACGTTCATTGTTTCACACATAATAACATAACCTAGGCAAAATGTCAAGCCCTAGTCATATGATAGTATGTGTAATTGAATGTAACGGTAGAGGTTAAAAATTCTTGAGTTTCTGTAGTGGAGAACGTAATGTCTCCTAGATCATTTGGATACATTTCGTAGAACGTTGCCTTCCAATTCATATTGTTTGAGTTTGTTTTGATGAACAGAGTTCCATCGGAAGTTATGCTGGTGTTTGTGCCTGCTTCACCTGTCAGTCTTCCTCTCTTGTCTAAAGATGTAGGATTACCTAATTGAAACATCCAATCATAGATTTCATACCACGACTGCATGTTTTCATCAATGATGAATGAAAGTGTCAACTGTCCAAATGATAGTTGATTCCCAGGAATACTTAATTGCACGAACGGAGTATTAACTGTTGTAGACTGTAGTGCAAGAGAAGGTAAATTTACACTCTGCACCACGAAGGTGAAGTTAGGTATTCTATCTAATACAAAATCAAATTTGTTGTTTGATAGAAAACTCTTGTTTACTGGTACTGTGCTTAATGTTGTCATATAGCGAATCCTTTGATTATCTCATAGGTATTTATAAGACAAAAAAAGAGGGACCCGAAGGTCCCTCTTTGAAGTCCGATCTTTGTCGGCTCTATCGATTACATCAGGTTAGTGATGTTGATTCTGCGATAGTAAACGTTCTTGTTTGAGAACGAAATTGTACCGTCTGCGGCTGAAGTAGCAAATGGGTTTGCAACCATACCGTAACGAGTCTTGAAGCCGATCTTAGGCTGGAAAGTGTCCTGACCAACTGCACGAACCATCTGTAGAGGAACGTATGGGCAGTAGAACAGACCAGCGTCAAATGCGGAAGTACCCTTGTAGCCGATTGTGGCGTAGTGAACGCCAGAAGAAGCCGCGAAGTATGGATCGATATAAACCTTGATACGACCATTCAATACACCAGCGAATGTGTTACCAGTGTCATCAACTTGCAAGTTGTTTGCAAGTGCTGGAGTGTAATCAAGAACACCAGCCATTTGAAGTGCGGATGCAACGTCTGAAGAGCAGATCAGAACGTTACCCTTACCACGGCGAGTAGCCTTAGCAATAGCGTTAGATTCACGCTCCAATTGGAACATCAAACCTTTGAACTTCTCAACTGACCAACGACCGTTAGCATCAACGTCAAGGTTGAATGTACCAGCGGCCGATACGTTTTCTTGTGCGCCGATTGTAGCAGAGATGTTGATCTGACGAACAACTTCACGGTTAATTTCAGCAAGAATTTCTGTAGACAGAATGTTTGCAAGTTCTTGCTCTGCGTCAAGACCGTGAACAGCCTTAAGGTCTTGTGCAAGTTCCATTGTGTATTCTGCTTTCAAGGCACGGCTCTTAGCAGTAACAGCAACTTTCTCAATTGAGAATGCCATTTCTTTAAAGCCCTGACCAGAACCGTCACCAAGTGCTTCAGCCTGTGCAGTTGTGAAACCTGTACCAACTGTATACTCAGTACCACTTGATAGTGATGCTGGAGTAGAACCAGTCTGTGACTGTGCGTTAACTGGGAACGCTGTGTTTGCTTCGTTGAACAACGCTTCAGTACCGTCTTGTGCGCTGTAACGTGAACGCATTGCGAAGATCAGTCCTGTTGGACCTGTCATTGGCTGAACGCCGCAGATATCGTATGCGATTAGGTTAGGCGCGGCACGGCGAACCAGGCTGATAAGCACTGGATCGTAAATGTCGATATGACCATCACCTGCTGTTGAAGAAGATGAGCCCATTGAGTTAACTGGAGCGGCTTCTGACAGAAGGCTTGTTGGTGACTGATAACCACCAGATGAGGATTCGCGGCAAGCAATTTCTTGGTTCTCAAGAAGTTGAGCCGTAACTGAACGCTTGTGTGCATCTTTAATTGCACCAAGGTCAGGATGATCCAGAACTGGAGTCCATTTCTTTACGAGTTGATTTACATTCATGTTTCTCTCCTTTGAGTATTATTATCTGAGTTTATTTATAAAAACTTATTTCCTGAGGGTTCTAGAAATGTTCTTGACATAGTGTGTCATTACTGGAGAAAATTCTTCCTCTAGTGTATCTTCTGCTTCAAACTGATCTTTTGTTGGAGCAACATCTTGAGCCTTAGACTCTTCAAAATACTTCTTCTTTGTCAGATTTAGTTTTTCTTTGTAATCTTGTTCAGATACAAATTCGATGTTTTCAGCAAGAGATTTTAGTTTTGCAGACTGAACATCAGTCAGTCCTTCAGATACCTGTGCAAGAATTGTTTCTTTTTTGTAATTGCCAATCTGACCATTCAGATTAACGTTTTCTGTAACAACCTTATCCAACTCTCCTTCGAGTGTTTCTACTTTGGCTGCTAGTTCTTCAACCATGTCAACTTTTTCTTCAGGAATATCGATGTAATGTTCTACGAAAAGATTCTTTAATCCAGTCATGAAATCCTCAACGATTTCTGCTTTGATTCCTGATTCAATTGATAACTTGTTTTCTTCCATCCATTCGCTAACAACATACTCAAGGTATTCGTCAACTTTAGCAACTAAATTTTCATTAATTGCTGTAGTTTCTTCCTCAAGTTTTGTAGCGTATTCGGTGTCAAGTTTTTCAATCTGTTCATTTACCTTAGCAACAACTGCGGCTTCAAAAATAGCCTTAGCGTTTGCTCTGAATTCTTCAGAAAGATTCTCGCCAGAAAAAATCGCGTTGATATCTTCCGACACATCAACTTTGATTTCTTCATTTACAATTTCTTCAGAATGAAGTTCATCTTGATTGATGACCTCATCTTTTTTTGTAGCGTCAGTCATAATGCTTTCTCCTTATGCGTATTTAAAGATTTACTTACCTATATTTATAAAAAATTTATAGTTTAGAGAGGAAATCATTAAAGGTACGCAACATATTTTCTTCTAAATTTCGTTTTGAAGATTTTTTAATTGTCTCTTTGTATTGTGCGATATGCACTTCCTTTATGATTCCGTTTTCCCAAACCCACTCTTTATTCTCCATGATGCCTCTTACGAAAGCATCGGGCGCTGAAGGGTCGGCAACAATATCTGCCGCTGTGGCTAGATAAAAATCGTCCTTAACATATTTAACACCGTTCTTTTCTTCAAGTGTTCCCATGCCTCTTGTAGAAACGCCTAATACTGCGCCCTCCATCATGAGATTCTTAACGATGTTTCCGTAAGGTGTATCCATGATCTTTGCTTTACCCATAAAGTTGTTGCCGTCTTGACGCAACTCTTTAATCATGTGTGACACTCTTTCGAGATTAATTGTCGGACCTTCAGGATGTCCTAGTTCGCCGTATGCGCGATTTTTGTTTACATATTCTGTAATGTATCTATCTGCTTCTTTTTGAAGAACGCCAATGGGATAAACACGACCGTTTCGGTTCTTTTGTTCAGCCTGCATGAAAGGTCCTTCAATGTAGAACTGCTTTTTACCGCCTTCAGTTTCTTCGGTGATAATATTAATTTGTTCGTTAATTTCTGTAATTAGTTTCATTTGATCCCCGCAGACTTTCTTTTTCTTATTGACATTGCTCTTTTTCTAAGAATGCGTGACAGCAATGGTTGTCTTTTTCTTGCCGCTTTTCTTTGTGCCATCTTACGATGCATTCTCTCTTGAGAAGTCATACGCACTAATTTTCCGTCTTGAACTTTATATCCAGGTCGTAACGAAACAATTTTTCTTCTCTGAATTTTACCTGCACGAACGCG